GTCGGCTCTTCATCTTCCCATTTTACTTCGGGAAATAAAGAAGAATCTAGCTTATAGAAATCATGGGGATTGTCACTACATAATTGCCAACTTTCCGAATACTTCACGGGTTGCTTTTTATAAAGATACAAATCACCGTCTTTGTCTCTTGCTACATACATAACTTATTTTTCGTTTTTAAGTTCCTCTAATATTTTATTTCTACTGATAATAAACAAAGGGAATGATGTTACTTATGAATCACAACCGCCATAGTGCTAACAGTTGTTCCACTTTCCTTGAATTCACCGGCTCCGATTTCAAAGACTTCTCCGTGAACTTCTTCTAGCCATGCCCGGAACTCAACACATTTCTTTTCGGATGCAAATTTCCAATGCTGGCCGGTAATAGCTGCAAGCGTACCTCCCTTCTCTAACCGGTCATACATAAGTCTCACGTGATCTATGTCTTGATTGCCGGAGAATGGAGGATTTGCGATAATCTTAATATACTTACCGGAACTGTTTTTTGTAAAGTCATCACCAAGCAATATCACATTGTCAAGAGTGAGAAGAAACTCTTTATTCTCCGGCATCAACTCGTAACATTCAACCTTTGCAGAAGGACACGACCGGTGAATCGCTTTTATCAGAGCACCACGTCCGGCACTTGGTTCAAGTACAGTATCCGTTTCGTGGATTCCACCAGCAAGCATTACCAGCCAATCAGCAACATCAGCCGGTGTTTCAAAGAACTGGAAGTCTTTTTGCAAATCGCATCGCTTGCCTTCTTTCAAGATGGAAAACACACGTTCCGGATTAAAAGGAAATGTGAATCCCTGTATCTTACCTCCCTGCCATGAACCGCCAGCTTCTTCTATCCATTTCTTTGCTTCAGCGTAGGATTTCTTGTTAAACTGAACGGCAGGAAGCTTAAGGACATTGCTTTCAAGTGTGCAATGTTTCAATATCTCTTCCACATCCCATTTCTTACCTTCATCAGACTGCTTTTTCTTTTCGTTTACCGTGTCATCTATGCCTAATAACTTACCTAACGACTCTGATACTTTATTAGATACTTCCGACATCTTGGACATCCATTCGAGGATAGCTGATAGGAATTCGCTATCAACAATACCATTTTCATCATATATACTTTCTTTGCTGATTAAATCCGGCAAATTATCCACAAACATAAAACTACCATGTAACGCTTCTATTAAATTCTTTTTTCTGCTCTTCATAACTTTTCTGTAAATAAATTCTCGTTGTATCAATGCTTCCATGACCCAGAATATCAGCCAGCTGAATGACATCCTTATTTTTCTTCAAAAACATCTTTGCAAAGAAGTGGCGGAAAGCATGAGGATGCATTTTCTTTAAATCGATCCCGCATTTTTTACCCCATTCCTTTATCAATTGAGCTATCCCTCTTGTACTTATACGACCAAACCTGCCAACTGCGATTATTCCTGTTCTAGGATTTTCTTTCAGATATTCTTTCACTTCTTTCTGCAAATTCTTACTAAAGAAGAAACGACGATATTTATTCCCCTTTCCCTTTAATGTTACTTCTCCAGCCAATATATCTTCCCATGTAAACTGAACAAATTCAGAAACTCTAGCACCAGTAGTACCTAATATCTTTATGAAAAAATATCTGTCTTTATTAGGACGTGAATATAAATAAGAAAGAAGTTTGTTATACTCCTCTTCAGTAGGAACATTGTCAGTATCCAAATTCTTATGATATTTAGGACGCTTTAAAACTATAGGAGTTTTTACAAACTTACCTAGCTTTTCCAATGCGGTAATTCGTAAACGAATAGTTGAAGGTTTCCTACCTTCCTCTTCTAAAGTCTTAATGAAACGACGACAGTTCTCCATAGTTATCTCATTACAATATTCAAAAAACATTTTCACCGAATCCGAATAGATACGTAATGTATGTGGAGAATAATCTTCCTCTTGAGTCAAATTGCTAATAAAGTCGTTTATTAGCTTCTTGTTTTTATCCGAAATGGCACTCAATTTATCTAATGGTTTGTCTATGACAGCCTCTTTCCTTTTTCGGCTATAACCAATCCCTTTAAAGTTTAAGAAATCTCGAATTGCATCAGCCATCAAGGGCTCCTTTACTATTTTACAAGAATTGTTTTTTATATAACTCTTATAACCAGCTTTAGTAACATTTGGCGTATCTTCCAAAAAATCTTTAACATACTTAATGTATCTGCCGATATAGTCATAACTTTTCCCAGTAGAACCATACAAGTAAGTCAGGTATTGATTAAACATCTGTTGTCTATCCTCATTCATATAAACTCTCCTTATATTGAATTTCTTTTTTACGATTATTACCGATACGTGAAGCAATAGCCATCATATAACTTACAGGACAGCAAACTGCACACCTCTTATCTTTAATTGATATTAAACACTCTGATATGCTTAGTTCAGCAATACGATCTGCCTTTCTATCTGAAATATGTCTTTTTATCGAAATATATTTAGATAATAAATTCTTTTTAGATAATAAAAAATCCTCAACATCGGAAAAATTTCCATTTTCAAAAGCAGAAATAACCATTGAAGTAAACATCAAACTCTCTTTGTATCTCCTTAATAACTCTTCTTCTGGTATTTTTTTATTACATTTCTTTTGTATTTCAGGCATATCCGTTAAAACAACGCCATCTTCCCCAATAGAAGTAAGAATACCATGTCCTTTTATTTTAAAAGGATCAATCCCCTTTTGAGCACAAAAAACCATTCTTTGAACTGTAGAAACAAATCGGGTTCCGTCATCAGAATAAAAGCTACATACCTTTTTCCGGTTATATTTATCTAATTCAAATCCATCAAATACTTTTCCGGATACTTTCGACCTGGCAGATAAAGGAGATAAGCAAAATTCATATTTGCTAAAATTATCAAGTTGAATCCATTCTTTCATATTAGTTTGTTTATTGTAAAATCATGTGTGCCGGAATCGAACCGGCATATGCAGATCAAAAAAACAAGGTAAAGATGATGATCGCTATAGTGACGCTTCAAAAGTTAACGGCTATTTTTTATAATTTAAAGTTATAAACACATAGCCTGCATAGACCTACCACATGATTAATTTTACTTTCTAAACCCCATATCCCCGCTTGTCTCCCAGATGGGTGACTGTAGAGGTAAAGGAGTAATGATATTCACTGCATTGGCTCATTTCTGTATTTGTTATGAGATAATTAATTCGGGATTATCATAGATATTACCAATCACGATAGTATCATCCATTTTTGTAAGATCAGATTGCCCGAAATAGAATAAATT